AGACCGCGTGCGATGTTTACTGGGCTAAATACCGATGCGCCAAGTTCGTGACCATGCAAAATGGTAAGCTTGCCTGCATGAATGATTTGCTTATCCGGAATGAAAGTGATATTTAACTCATCCAATTTCATCAATGATTCAAAGTTAAACTCATCCATGCCCAAAAGGTCAGGTGCATTGCGCATGATGTACTGGTCATAGCGAACATCATGGTTGCCACACTTGTAGTATATAGCAGCATTTGGAAACAGCTTGCGTAACGTTTGCAGAAACTGTCTTGTCATTAGGACTTCATGCCCAAAGTTTCGTTTGCGTGGATCCTTCTCAAAGCGACTGATAGCATAGAAGTCGATAATGTCACCATTGAGCAGAATGGTATTGACATCGTTGTCAAGTCCATACTTCAATGCCAGTGTCAATGCCTGAATGTTGTGATACGGTACGTGAATATCCGACAGCAGCAGAATGTTGTTGTGGTTTGTCGGTAGCTTAAAAGGTTTGTAGTTAGCTTCCTGTGATGGTGGCAGGTCAAGTGGATTCGCTTCCTGTGGAATCAACTCATTCATCATATTGGTGAAATCACCGATATGATTATCCAACTTTTGAAGCTGTGGAGTCGGTTTGACCGATTGCATAGTCAGCTTATCTACATACCTGCGATAGGTTTTCTCTAATGAATTGACCGTAATATCTAAGCCATACTTCTTTATCAGCTCGCGAACACGTGGTAAAAGTGGTCCTGTTCCATCGTGCAATTCACGATGTAGCTTTTCGCGATCTATTGTATGCATAGTATTTACTTATTAGCTTTCAAATAGCCATTCAGTTCAGCAAGGTGCGAACTAATCATGGCAATCTGCGTTTGTATCGCATCAATCTTCCCTTCCAACTTATCATTCTTACTATTCAATTCGGCTTTCTGTTCTTTCAGCGCATTGTTGATCATCTCAATTTCTCGTTTATGGTAGGTGTCTATTCCGCGCACTTGCCCGGCTAACTTATCCACGCTGCGCTTTAATGCAAAATATAACGATGCAAGTGATATAGCTGCACCGAGAATTGTAATAACATCACGTAATTCAAAAGCCATGTTCATAGGATTGCAAAATATATAGTAGAAAAAGCCAGTCCTGTGATACCGAGTGTAAGTGCTGTGTTAGTAATTATTAACCGTCTGTTCTTCTTTTTCAATTCCCCTATTTCATTGTCCTTTTCAGCCGCAATGGCCTTTTCAATGCTCTGCTTATTCTTATAGATTTCGGCTAATGTTTCATAACTCGTTGCCTGAATGCCTGTTATCTTCGCGTAGTATGTAACCTTCAACCGTTCCATTTGATACAGCGAATCAATCTGCATGGCCGTATCATACCAATACAACATGCTATTGAAGTTGAGATTGAAAAGCTGCCTGTCGTAGGTTGTAAGTTCGGGTATAAAATCCTGCTTTGAGTAAGCTGTCCGATTTTTTGAGGGTTGAGCGAAACTTGACATCGTTATCAGTAGCAGAAGCAGAGAGAATGTTATAGGTTTCATTGCGGTAGATTTCATTTGTGATTTGTTGCTTTGTGATAATGGTATCTTGTTCGACCTGTAGCGAATCAATTTTTAAGAATAGACTGTCCGTTTTTGCGTTATTGGTTTCAATGATTTGGTAGAGCGAATCATTGATGTCTTGTAACCTTTTTATAGCTGGATTTGTTACGGGCTTATTGCATGAACGCACGCTAAATACTACAACCAGCGTGACAATCACAACACCCAATCCGATTAAGAGCTTTGTCCTTTTCCCCATCGCGTTATGTGTAAGTTTTTGGTTAATGGTCGAATCTTGTAATACACTCCGTCACGCGAACGTGAATCGCGCATGCCTTGATCATTGGTATTACCTTCAATGGTTCGCACTGAATACTTGCCTACCCTGTCCACGATGCCAGTATGACCAATGCCTTTGTATCGTTGTTTGCGAAAGCTTGGATAACTCAAAGTCATAACAAGCACATCGCGGTCGTTGAATGCTTGCACAAATTTGCCATCCGTAAATATCACATCGCGCCTATTGTATGCAGTCGGTGACCAACCTGTGATAGTGTTAGGTATGCCGCATTCATTCAGCATAGCCATAACAAAGAAACTGCACCACGCATAACCGGGCAACCATCCTTCCTGCTTCATCAATACCTGCAACGCAGCATCGTTGAAACCTTTATTGTTACCGCCACGCTCTTTTACACCGACGAATGATGCAGCCGTAGTTCTTACGCAGTAGCCATCATCAGCATGCGTAAAATAAACAGGAATGCAGCAAAGTAAAACGCATATAATAGCAGGTACAAGACAACCTTTTGCCATGTGGTTAGATAGGTGTTTAGTTCATACTTAATTTCTTTGCTATACACTTCGCGCTGTAGTGCCCTAAAATTGAAACGAATTCCTAAAAACGTAACGAAGTTAGCAAACACCATGATGAGTGAAGCCAAGACGATATATTGCACGTATTCGGTAGATATAAGCGCATCACCAAAGTATTCGCTGCTTAATGCACCTGCAATCAAAAACACTGCAAACGCAATCGGTATCGACCACAAGCCGTCGAACAACTGAAGGTTGTACCGGATGAACTTGTAAGTAATACTTGACTGTTCACTTTTTGGTTTTGTCTGCTTCTTTGATGACATTGCTTCTTAATTTAAGTGACAGTTCACGCTCATACTTGCGCAAACGTTCTGTGTAATCTTGTTTCAGTGTCTTCTTTTCACTCATGGTATGCGGTTAATGATATTGCGTGAGTAGGTAGGGCGAAAGCTGGTTGATGTGTTGCCCGATGAAAACTGATAGTTAAGCGTGTTCGTCACGTCTGTTCGCGGTGAACGGTCAGGCCATTGCGCTGTGCTGTATTCAGGAAACAAACTGCTATTCGCACACAAGTAATCAACGAGCAAAGTCGTGTAATGCTCAGCATTTTGACGTGCGCGGTCTATCATATCCTTCATGACCAAGTCGGAAACAGGCACAGTGTCTTCGCTTTGACGTTGTACCAGCGTGCCATTATCCATGCGGTAGCATAGATTCGGAGTTACATCTACCATAACCCACCAAAGCAGCATCTTTTGGATGTAATCTTCTAATAGTATTTGGTAGTTACCTGCAATCGTATTGTTTGCCACATCATTTTTTATCTTATTCAGCAAGTCAGTTCCCAAAAAGGGAAGCAGCCACTTATCTTGCGCCAAATAGATTGATGGGTATAGAAGGTTTGGATCTACACTGCCGTTGATGGTAGTGTACTTCTTTACGTAGTTCTCGGATATTAGTAATACTTCAGCCATAGTTTTGTTTATTTATCTCCGTATATAGGATTGGTTGGTAGAAAGCCGTTATTGTCTTGGTCAATAGGCAATTTTGCTACACGTCTATCATTTCGCACTTTATATCCCATACGTTCAGCAAGTGAAACCGCTATTCGTGTTGCATCAGGATCATTCGGGTTAATCTTCGCCCCACTTGCATCTACATATACTCGCTTCTCCCAAAAGTGTTTGCAGTTTCCACCGCCTTTGTAGAACCAAATATCGTAGGTATCAATACCATTTGGTCCCCATCCGGGATTGACTGCAACGTTCTCCATTGCCACTATATCTTCTTTGCGGTAAAGCTTACCTGCTTCAAGCATCTTGCGACAGAATGGGCGCATATTATCATGCCTAAAGTCACCTGCGTAAACGTAACGAGTAATAAAGTATTTACCATCGACAATGGCATCTTGCTCACTCTTTGCACCTGGTCTTGCCGCACCTGTGCGCACTGCGAATTCATGCTCAATTTCTTCATCAGCGTTATATGCATCAATTAATATCCAATCTTCGGATGCATCTTCACCAAGTGCAATTAATGCATCACCTACTGTGCTCTCATCAAAGTCAGCATCTACTTTTTTTTTTAATTCAACACTCGATTGAATTACTTCTGTAGGCAACAAAGAACCGGGTAAAACATCAGCAAAGATTGCGTCAATAGTAGCAGGCGGCAATGTTGGGAATGCAGCTTGTACGATTGCCTTTGCGCTGCTCACAGGAACAGCACCTGCGGAACTTTGCATAACAATATCAATAAGCGAACTAATCTGCGCACCATTCAAAGCTGTAGCAGCTACATCGGTAGTAACTCCACCTGTTGTATCTACTACTACTTCCGCTTGCTCAACTGCAAGTGGTGTGTTCGGCACAATCTCAAAGGTTACACCCGGTAGTTGATTGCCTAACAATTCTTCAATGCTGTGATTAATCATTGCCTGATACGGCTCGACTACTTGCTTATTGAATATCTCAAGACCTGTAGCCATTTCATCTTTGTTGCTACCGAATCCTGTGTTCTCGCGAATACCAAATAGAAGTGGTGTGGTTACACGATGCGCAGTGATAATCTTCTGCTGTGCAGTATCATTCATCAACTGATATTGCTTATCTGCATCATTAACCGGGAATGGTGTTATCTCGGTCTTAGGTTGATCACGTTCATTGAAGAACATAACCACCTTACCAGCATTACGCGCACCACTCATTTTGTTTTCCCAATCGAGCATCATTTGCTGCTTCTGTTCAGGTGTTGCCTGTCCATTGTAGAAGTTAATGATAGTCGAAGGGAAAAGACCGTTTGAGATTTGGTTAATATGGAAGATTGAAATCTGCTTATCTAATTCGATGTAGTTAATCGCACTCCAGTAGTCAGGGCGTGGATAGGAATCACTACCTGTATATGTGAAGCACCAATAGATTTGACGTGGCTCTTCGTTACGTGTAAGGTAGTTGTACTTCGGAATGAACTCAGGTGTGTTTTTCTTTTTACGAATGTTTGACCAATCGTAGCTGTGGAAAATACCTATCTCGCTTTCGTCTTCTTGATTCACAGCAATGCGACATTCTTCAAATGGAATCGCGTTAAGCTTTGATATTACAGTGCGGTCATTGCTCCAAATAACTTCAATGAAGAAACCGCCAAATAACTTCAAATCCTTTGCGCAGGCATAAGTCAAAGTATCGATGTGCAGCGCATCTAATTCAGCTTGATATTGCTCCGACTGAATGCCCTTGCCTGCAATCATGTCACCAATAGCCACAACGAGTGAACCATGCACTGGTGATTCGTGCGATAGGTCACGTAGGTACTGCGGAAAGTCGTTTTGATCTCCGTAATTTACCCACCCTTTGCGGTCTACCTTTTCTGCATCGCTTTTTGCTACGTATTCACTAAGCTTTAGCGAAACTATATTTGATTCGTTATGGTTCATAGATTATATCGTTTGGTATGGTATTGACAGGTACGTCAAACCAACTTGTATTGTCATTTAAAACAGCATAACCACGCTCAACAATGCCAACAACTGCGGCATTGGTAGGATTGGTATTAATTGCAGAATTTTGTCCGTACACTTCGTATCGGTATCTACCTGCCAAAGTTAAACCAACTGTAGTAATTGTCAGCTGTGTTACACGCACCGTTTCATTAACAATCGTGGCAACCTGTGCAAGGTCACTTCCGGTCGTGCTATTTTCTTCGTGTGTGAGAATGATAAGATAGTGCGTGAATGCTGTGCTGTAATACTGTCGCGCTTCGTCAAGTGATAGATACACTTGCTGGTTGGCTGTATTTGTATTTAAATATATCATAGCTTCTTTAATTAAAAAGGGCAAGTCAAAGATAACCTGCCCTTTTCTTCAATACAACAAGACACACAGAACGGAAAACAAATTCTTAGTAAGCAGGGCTTACAGTAATACCAGGGAAGTTGTCAAAAGGTACTGTTGTGAATGGCTCAAGGTGTACAGCAGGTGCAAGTTCTTCTGCAACTGTAGTAACCTGATATCCCATTAAATCTGCCTTTTGCGCACCTGACTGAACAGTACCAGCTGTAAGCTGTGAACCTTCACCTGCGCCAACAAGCAGAATTTGATCGTCATTCGTGCGAACGAACACAATCATTTTAGCCTTAGCAACATTCAAAAATTCATTGCGCATATCTTGATTCAACTTACCGAAAGTCCATCCAACTTCCTGTGAGAAAAACAGTGTACCTGTTTCCAAATTCTTTTGCACCGTTTCTACGTATGAACCTGAATTACGGAATGGAACATAACGATAGATGGTTGCAGTCGGCAATCCATCTACTTCACCATTAGTACCACCGTAAGTGATTCCTGTTTCGAAATCTTCGTAGTTAGCAATCAATACTTCTTTAACACCACCGATACCTTCAAGGCATCCAAGTGTAAAGCCGGTAGTTAATTCACAAGCCATATTATTATTTTTTTAATTGGTTAAAAGGGGGCTGTTACACCCCCTTCTTAATTTATTGATTATGCACCCCAGTAGGTGATGTCTTCGGCAACAGCAATCTGTGCACCCAAGTAGAAACGTGCGCCGTAACGAACGTTCTGTGAGCCGTCAAGATTCTGCATATCCAAAATGAACACTTCGTTCATTTGGTTTTCCTGCCAAGTACCAAGCATCAAATTGCTCTTTTGAGCGAATACGATATTGTCAGCAGCCATACCCGGACATACGTAGATTTCGTACATTCCAACGAAACGCTTAGCTACTTCAGGACCACCTGTCAAGTACCAACCGTTTCCATCAGCAATCTGCGCTTGCATGTAAGCTTCCCAAGCAGCTTGGCCCATGTACAAAGCTGGCTTTTCAGCAGCACCTTTAACAGCTGCAGGAGCAGTGTTGATGATATCCCAAATGGTAGCAATGATGTTAGCAGAAGTGATAGCACCTGAACCTGCAGATACAGCACCTGAACCACCTGCCTTGATCAAAGTCAAGAAACCGTCATACTGACCAGCGGTTGCATTAACACCATTCCACATTACAGATTCGTTAGCAGCTGCGATACCACCTACCAAACGCTCAATGATAGCGTCTTGGATTTGAGTGTTTACGCGACCTGACATTACATCGGCTGTAGACCAATCTGTGAAGAAGTCCTTCTTACAGATTTGACGCTGAACTTGGAATTCTTCCAAAGTCAAAATGCGCTCAGTCAAAGTGATTGTTCCTGTCGGAGTGAAATCACATGTGCCAGCCGCAAATGATACGGTGTCGTCAATTTTACGTACCACTGATTTGTAAGGTACGTTTGGCTTCATTGTAACATATCCAGCAGATACGTTAGACAACAAAGCTTTTGCTACGATTTCACCAGCTAATTCACCTGCATAGGTGGTGGTGAGTGAAGTTGTTGTTGGCATTTTAAATTTAAATTATGAGGTGAATTAATTTACTTTTTTGAACGGATGCTTTCCATGAAGTCGCT